CGAGATTTATAAATATTAGCTATGACTTCATAATTCAACATGACTGTTCGGCGTTGATTATAAGAGCTCGGCAGAAGTTGAATCATTTGCCACCAATATTTTTTGTCTTGAGTTTCAAGATAAAGTTTACGAAACGTATTTAGGTTATTTACAGTAGCTTCCATCATACTTTTTGCTGAATAAACACGGCATGGGATAGTTTCGTCAGAAATAAGATGTTCGCAACTAAAATCTTCAAGCGTAAATTCCTTATCTGCGATTTTGTGCATGGTACTACAAGAGTTTGCAACTGTACCAACCTTGTATGTGTCAAATTCTTTCCACCAATATAGCGGAGCAGTAATATCAACATATACAGTAATCATTCGCATGAACTTACGATGATCCGTACCAGCATTGCGAAGAGCCGTCATGAGCTTCTGGTCATTAGGACCGATTGCTAATTCTAAATAATTATCCGTGTCTTCGTCTACAAAAATATAATTATCTCTGGGCCAATCAGGGCTCCAACCACTATCACTCTTCTCCCAAGAGTTCATAGGATTGCGCATGCCTCTGATAGCAGACACCCAACCAAGGACTTCTGTATTTTCAAATTTAATCATTATCTTTTTTCTCCTTTATTCCTCAATTCTCATTCCGCATTGCTTTGTGTGATTGCTTTATATTCGCCGTACTCGTCGAGTTGAAAAATTGGACTTACTGGCTCATAACCTTTGCTTTCGTAATAAAGTCGGGGGGGGGATAGTAGCACTCCTTTTTTTGTAAACTAACAAATTTCAATTAACTAATCGTTTGTGAGTTCTTCGTAAAGTCTTTCTAATTCAGTCCATTCTTCATCGGTTGTGCCAAATACCTCAAAATATTCATACTGATAACATATATCTACTTCAAAATGTTCACCTGAAAAAATATTTATAGTTAAGTCCCCACACCAATTGCGAGTGTTGAATATTCCCAAACTGGCTTGTGGATATTGATTTTTGATAATCTGTTTTACTTTCTTAAACTCTTCTATTCTGTTCATTTCCAATACTCCTTTCTGCTGCTCGACAATTTGAAATAATAAGTTCCTTTTATAATTTCTTCATCAGTAAATTTCTTATCGGTCATTTACAGCACCTCCTTATTCACTCGCCTTGAAATTGTACACAGGCTTGATGATGTTCGCGACCTCTACGGTGTCCGCAATATTGGCAATAATTTCCTTCATCGTCTTGTAAGCCATCGGACTTTCGTCAATAGTAGAACGGCTGACAGAGGTAGTGAAGATACCCTTCATGGAATCCTCATACTCCTCGAGAGAAACCAGCTCTTTCGCCTTACTGCGGCTCATTACTCGACCAGCACCATGAGGAGCTGAACAGTTCCAATCATCATTACCCTTACCAACACCGATGATACAACCGTCACGCATATTGATAGGAATGAGGAGCTTTTCACCAGCTTTCGCAGAGATAGCCCCCTTACGAACCATGTTCGTCCCAAACTCAATGTAGTTATGAACGGTCTCGAACATCTGCAAATCCCAGTAGGCGATGTCACTTCCGAACAAACTGCTGACGATTCGATTTGCGATTTCATATCGGTTGATTGCCGCAAAATGCTGACACGCTTTCATGTCGTGGAGATAATCTTCCCGGTGTTTTCCTGTGAGGTAGCACAGTTCCTTCGGAATCCCGAGAGGGTTCGGAGAGAACTTTCTATGAAGCTCGGCAATCGCTTTCTGAATCTCTGCTTTACGCCCTTGCGTCTTATAGTCGGCAATAAGTTTCTCTTGCATAGCAATAAGTTCGTCCTTACCTTGCATGGTTTCAATGGCAAGATTCTGATAGTATTCGGCAACCTGTTTTCCCAAATTGCGGCTACCAGTATGAATCACAAGGTACTTCACACCTTCGGAATCTGTGTCAATCTCAATAAAATGGTTTCCACCTCCGAGAGAACCGATGGAACGAACCAGTCGTTCCGGGTCTTTGAGAGCCTTGTAGCATCGAAGATTTTTAATCACCCCGGTAGGGTAGATAGCCGTCTCGTTTACTTCACGACCACTCGGTACATCTTCCCGGATAGTCTTATCAAGATAATCAAAATCAATGTCAATCTTACCAAGTTCCACGGTTAGCATACCGCAACCAATATCAACACCAACGATGTTCGGAATGACCTTATCACCTAAATCAGCCGTAAAGCCAATGACACAACCAGCCCCAGCATGAACATCGGGCATGATACGAACCTTGCAATCTGCGAAAGCTGGTTGTTTGATAAGGGTATAAATCTGATTCAGAGCCGTAGGCTCGATGTTATCAGCAAAAATCTTTAAGTCGCTCATTACAGCACCTCCTTCAATTTCAGACCACCAATAAGTCGCATAACCGCTCGAAGTCGATTTCATGGTTTATCATTTTCTCACCTCATTTTGTTCGATTGTATATTATAAGCGAAATTATCGAGCCTACTGAAATGCCCGTAAAGAAAGCACTTATTATATAGAGAAAGTTCATTTTCCGTCACTCCTATTGCCATGTTACCTCCCATATACTGCATAGCCAAGCCTCCTAATCTTTCTTGAAAAATTTACCAACCCAACCATCGGCGCCAAGGGGCAAGCCCGGAGCCCACGGAACAGGGCGGCTCATTATTTCAACTGTTTTTGCAAGCATCGCATCGTTGTCTGCAAACGGTCTTATATCAATTACCACCTCATCGTGTATGTGGAATATAACCGGCAGCCCTGCTGCCTCCAGGTGTTCAATAGCCTGCGCCAGACAGTCACGGGCGATGGCTTGCACACAATTCTCCACGAGCTTGCCGCCGTAGGTTTCGATGCGTTTCCATTTCTTTGTGGTCTGGTCCATACCCATATACGATATTGAGGGGTTGCCCCATTGGTTTACGCCTATTTGCGGGGCATTGTAAAACAGTTTTCTGCCGCTTGGCAGCGCTATTGTCATATAGTCGGTGCCTTGTGTTGCATCCCATTCGTGGGCAAGTATAAGGCTGCTTACGCTCACGCTGCCGCCTTGAGTGATGACCTGCACAGCGGCGGCATCCACCTTGTACCACAGGTCCCTTATGTGTTTGTTGGCATCACGCCAACGGCTCACAATATCGGGCAGATCCTCTTCCGGTATGCCCATATCAAGTGCACCCATATTGATAAGTGCGCCGGTGCTGCCTTGATAACCAAGGGCAAGCTCTGCAACCTTACCTTTTTGCCGGAGGGCATATTCGGGGTTGCCCTTTTTTATAAGGTCAATGGGCACGCCGAACATCTGCGAGGCTGATGCCTCGTATATTTTGCCGTGGGTGCGGAAAACCTCAAGCCTCCACTCCTCACCGGCAAGCCAGGAAATAACACGGGCCTCAATGGCCGAAAAGTCGGCATCAATCAGCACATTACCGGGTGCGGCAATAAACGCGGTGCGTATCAGCTGTGAGAGCGTGTCCGGCACGCTACCGTAAATGATTTTTAAGGCATCCAACTTACGCCCTTTTACAAGGTCACGGGCAAGCTCCAACGGCTCTGTATAGGTACGGGGTAGGTTTTGTATCTGCACCAAACGCCCCGCCCAGCGGCCTGTGCGGTTGGCACCGTAAAATTGTAAGAGCCCACGCACACGCCCATCCTGGCACACAGCCTGCTCAATGGCATCGTATTTTTTGGTGCTTGTCTTACCGAGCTCCTGCCGGATCTCAAGCATACGCTGTACCTCCGGGCTGTTATCGTCACGGGCAAGCATTTTGGCAACGGTGTCCTTGCGCAGGTCTGTTATTTCTTTGTCAGTTTCTTTTTCCAGCCAAGCTGAAAGTTGGGCTACGCTGTTGGGGTTGCTTAACCCGGATATTTTCACAGCCTCGGTTGTAAGGGTGTTGCGGACCGTTGCCCCAAGCTCAAGGGCACCCTCAACCATCCCCATATCAACAGCAACGCCTCGGCTGTTGATAATAAGATCCGTTTCCCATTCCCGTTGCACGAAATCGGGGATCTCGATAGCAGATAATCTGCGCTCAATTTCCATTTCGGTTGTGACATCCTGGCGGTTATACTCTTTGAATAACTCCCAACGCTCCGGCGCGTGGTGCGGGTAGTTCCGTGTTCTGCCGCCGTTTGCTTTTGACGGGGCGCAAGGTACGCAGAAATAGCGTATAAGGGCTTTGCCGGTATTCAGTTTGCGTTTATCCTCCGGCAAGCCCAACGCTCTGCCTGTGGCATCCAAGCCTGCCGTATAGCCTGCATACAAGCCGTGGAACATTGTGCAACGCCACTGTGCCGGTGGCAGCTGCCTGCCCATATACCGGGACAGGCAGCCCCACTCAAAGGGCGCGTTGTATGCGTGTTTTAAGCACTGCGGATCAAGCAACGCCTCGGCAACCCATTTGGGGAGCGTTTCGCCTTGGGCAAAATCACAGCACACCGGCTCCGCACCGTTAAGGGAGTAGGCAAAGAGGAGGATCTCAAAGTCAGGGCTTTGTATGTACTTTTGGGCACCGGCTTTTTGTATCGGCACACTTGAAAATGTTTCAAGGTCAATACTTAAATGATCCATACTCTTTTACCTCCTTTTCGTAAATTTCCGGTGTGATATTACCAAGGCTGCCCTGTGATCGGGTTTACCGCCGGACGGCTCTGCGGCTGTGCGGGTGTTGCCTGTTGGGGTGTAGTGGGCTGCGCCTGCGGATAAACGGGAGCGGTGGTCGTCTGTGCTGCAAAGCTCTGACCGAGACCCTCAAAGTCGCTGGCTGCGGATGCACCACCGGCAAGAGCCTCACCGTCACGGGTTTTAAGTACATTACCAAGGCCACAGCCTACACCTTTGCTGCCCGCCGTGTCGTAGGCAAAAAAGTTAATAGTTACACGGGCATACATACCACTGTAGATGTCCGAGGGGGCGAGTTCACAATCAAGATTGTCAATACCGACAACTTGAGGCTTGTTCTTGGTGCTGGCGGTCAATACCCAATGCCCTTTGCACTCATCACCAAATGGCAAGCCGGACGGACGGAGTCCGTCACCGTCGTGCACAATCTGCTTGGGTGTGGGGTGTGCACCGCCCCATTTCTTGCTTACACCGTCATCATACGCCGCCTTAATAGAAGCGTTAATGTTGGCAATGGTTGCAGCGTCGGTTTTGGGGATAAGCAGCGTAACGCTGTACTTGGGCTCACCGCCCTGTTGGGGTGCTCTGGGGGTAGTAAGGTTGGCGTAGGAAAGTCTTACTTCGCCGGTTAATACTTTGGTTGCAATGTTCTGGTACATAATTCTTGAACTCCTTTATTACGTTAATTTTCATTCGGCGCATTGTTTGTATTTGGCGCCTTGGTTATTTCCATAAACTGCTTGAGCCCTACCTCTACCAAGCCGAGGTACTCAAGCACCCGTTTGAGGGTTTCGGTGTCGCTTGCTTTAATAGCGGCAGAATCACCGACAAACGCGTCTATAATTTTTTGTGTAGCTTTGTTAACCTTTTTGCCCTGCTGAACGATACGCACGCCAAGCTTTGCTTCCTCCGGTGCGTCGCTTTCAAGCATTGCTTCGATTAACATATCTGACAGCATATCGCAGGCCTGGCTGCGGGCTCTCATTTCCTCAAGTCCATGGGGAGTACTTTCGTTAAACATTGTTGCTTGCCTCCTTATAATCATTAAAAATGTGTTTTGGCTTTAAGCATTTATCTCGGCAAAGTCTGCGGCGGCAGGGTTGTAAGCCTCCCGTTTATCCGTAAGCAATGCAAGGGTGGGTTTTCCGATGGGCTTTACCACAAAGCTGCCGAGCTTGTCCGCAAATTCGGTTTTGCCCATAAGTTTCTCAAGCTCCGTAAGTGTTTTGGGCTTGAGGTCATACAAGAGTGATTTATCATACCCGGCAGCCATAGCGGCGTTAAGGGCAGCCTCCGTGTCCGTAAAGGTGCGGTTGCTCCTGCCTGCAACGGCTTTCCAGCCGGGAATTGTACCGCCTTTGAGAATAGTGCCGAGGGCATATTCCTCAAGGTCCTTGTACCACTTTACAAGCTCCTGGCCCCTTACAAGCAGATCGCCAATTTCGGCATCCGTAAGCACGCCCTGCCCAAAGAGGGGCGGCTTTTCAGCGTTCTGCGGTACGCAGTCCTTAAATTCCTCAAGTGCGGTGTTTTGGTCTGCACGAGCTTTGCATTTCGCTTTGCCTCGACAAAAGCGGCAATGCTCACCGGGGCAAAATGCCCCAAGCCCCATATAAGCCTTTGCGGCAATAGGTTTAATGCTTTCACCCCAAGCAAGCAGATCCTCAACCGTTATGGTTTCGCTGCTTGGCTCCGTCTGGATGCGGGGCTGGTCTATCGTCATACAAACCTTTTTGATACTGCCGCCATAAACGGGCTTGTACCGTTTTAAGGCACCAAGGGCATACAAACGCATTTGCGGGTTGTTTTCAGCCGATACGGGCACGCCCTTACCGTGCTTATAGTCGGTAATGCTCAAGGTATCACCGCCGATCATAATGCAATCGCAGGTACCAAAGCCCTCCGGTACATATTCGGCAAAATCAACCTGCACCTCGGCGGCCACATTCGGCTTTGCGTTATACTGCATAGCCCTTTCAGTAAGGTGCTCCAGGTACAGATCCGAGGTCTTGTCCATCTCGTCCTGGTAAAGTGGGTTTTCTTTCAGCTTTTTAAGCCTTGAGGTGTAAGTGCGTGGCTTAATCTGCGTGGTAAAATGTTTAATAACTTTCAGCTCACAAATAGCGTGAGCCAGGCGGCCCTCCTCCGCATATTCCGATGTGTTTTCCGGGAATTGCTCCTCAAAGC